AAGAAATCCACCGGCGACCAGTTCAGCACATCACCCGTGATGGCAAAGACCAACACATCGGGCGGCGGCACGCTCAGGCCTTGCACGGTGTAGCCAATGCGCTGCGCGGTGCCGCGCATGCCCAGCGAGCTGAAAGGCCGAAGCTCCAGCGCCCACACCTCGCTCAGGCCGCCCATCCAGCTGAATGATCGGTTCAGCGTGGTGCCCAGCAGCTCCAGTGGGCCATCGCCCCGTGCACCCCAGACTTGCACGCTGTTGGTGGCCTCTACAGAGTCGAAGTCCACCGACAGATCGGTGTACCAGGTGTTGCCTTGGCGGCGCAGCACTTCATTCACGCGCAGGTTGCTGATGGCGGGCGTGACCGACAGCAGGCTGCGGTTGGGCGGCGGCGTGTACGCGCCCGAGTTGACAAACGGCCAAAACTCGTCAGGCAGCGGCACCACGGTGACCTGTGCGCCGGCCATGCCGCCCATGGGCTCGACCTTGCTGACCACCACACGCAGGCCAGGCGTCGCCTTGAAGTCAAAAACCCACAGCGCATCGTGCACTTGGCCACCCGCCCCCACGCTGCCCGGCAAAGGCACGCCCGCAGGCCATGCGCCCACCAGCGTGACCGACCGCGCCGTGCCGGTGAAGGCCTGCACCTGAAAAATGCGGTATTGCGCCTCGCCCAGCAGGCGCAGGCCAATGAACTTGTTGGACGCACCACCGGGGCCGGTGGCGGGCACGGCATCGTCTAGCCCCAGGGTGATGACGCCACCCACATCGGTCACGCTTTGCACGCGGCCACTGTAGCCCCATTGGGTCATGTCGTGGCTCAGGCTCAGCACGGTGCCGCGCCGGTAGGTCAGGTGTTCCAGGTCTTGCTCAAACGTGATGGCCTTGGCCATGTAAATGTTTTGCGCCATGCTGTGGCGGGCCAGCACGGCGGCATGCGGTTCGCTGGTGATGCCCAAGTTGCTCAGGCGGGCGGTGCTGCGCGGCATGGTGACGCCGGGGGCCAGCACGCGCAGGGCGTTCCATTGGTTGCCTTGGGCGCGGTCAAAGTAGCCGTATTCGATTTCGTCGGCCCTATCGTTCAGGTCGTATTGCACCGAAAACGACTTGGCCTTGATGTTGCCCATGTTGATCACGCCTTCGATGGGCGCATCGTCTGCCAGCCACTGCACGCCCAGCTTGCCGTCGGGCATGGACATGCTGCCCATCCCAGCGTAGGCGATGGCGTCCAGCAGGTCGCCGTGGCTCATGGCGTCTTGTATGTGCGCGTCGAACGTGAAGCCGCGCGCGGTGCACCACACGGTAAATGCTTTGATGCTGTCCAGGTCGATGCGGCTGTCAGGCCAGCCCAGGCCCGCCATCAGGCGACCGTTTTCGTCGTAAAAGCCCCGCGCATAGGCGAGCATGATCGTGCCGGGGTTGCTCAGGCCATCACCCCGGTTGGTGGCGGTGACCCACGCGCTGCCATTCCAATGCGGGCAGGGCTTGGCGGTCAGGATGCCGTTGAGTTCGTCAATCGCGCCGCTCAGCTGGCCGCTGGCCTTCATGTTCACGGCCAGCAGGGCCTGGCCGGGAAAACTGGTGGTCTGCGCCTGGAAGCTGCGCAGCTGGATCCACTGCACAGCGTTTTGGCCACTGGTGCTGGTGTTGTTGGCTGTGAGCTTGCGCAGGCGCACGTCGTATTGGCCCAGCGCAACAGGGATGGCGAATGTGCGGCGCAGGGGCTTGGCGGTGCTGTTGAACAACCAAGCAACCCCTGCAGCCGAATAAAGATCAACCCAGCGTTTTTTCTGGATGAGTCCCCATATTGCAAAGTCGCCACCTTCTCCAGAATAGGGAGCCCATCCATATTCGGTGTAATCCTCTTCCACCCGCTTGGTCGATCCGGTTTGCAAGCCCACCCAATTGCCCGACCCGGCCACGGCATATTGAATTTCAATGTCGCACTGGCGCTGCACCCACGCGCCGCTGTAGGGGTCGGTAGCAAACAAATTCGCCTCGATGTCGATGGCGATCTGCGCGGTGCCGGGGCTGGTGGTGCGGGTGACCCACGGGCCGGTGCCGGTTGGCGCGTCCAGCAATGCACCCGGGATGCTGTCCACGTTGTTGCCAGGCATGGCGGAGCTGTAGCCGTTGCCGGGCAGTCCGCTGGCGGCGATGCTCACGCTCTCAAAATTGCCAATGGCCGTCTGGCCGATGCGCAGGTTGTCCACCCGCTGGCAGTTGATGCCCAGGTGAAAGATCTGCTGCAGGTATTGGTCCTCGCCGCCAAAATACGAATAAGGCTGCGCGGCCAGGTCGAACACGGCATAGGGCTGGCCCAGCACCAAGCTCATGGGCTGCCACAGGCGCTGGCTGTTGCGGCCACCGCTCAGGCTGTAGGTCGGCTCCACGCTGTTGCTGGCCGTGTCCATGCTAGGGGCTTTGGGTGGCGGCAAGATGCGGTTGATGATCATTGAGCCAGCGGCAAAGGCCACCGCGCCGATCAAGGCGGCGCTAAAAGTGCCAGCCGTTGCACCAAGCGTGCTCAGCAGCAAACCACTGCCTGCACCCATGGTGAAATAGGCTAACGCAGCAAACGCGATGATCTTGATCACGTCGCCTTGAGCAGCTGCCCGGCACTCGATCACCTGCCCATGGTGCACGCGCACGCGCCCCCATAGGATGGCGGGCACCTGCAGGCCGCCCACTTCCACCACCCAGGTGCTGTCCACAGCGTGGCGCTGCAGCAGGCTCAGCAGTGTTTCGCCGTCTTGCTGCAGCACGGCCACGCTGGTCTGGCCCTGTGTGGTCAGCGGGTGCGGGGTGCGCACCAGGCGGGTGGGCTTCACATCGATTACTTCCATTTGTAAAACCCCTCGATGCGCTGACCGCGCCAGGCGAAGTCGCGCAGGCGGTTGAGGCTGGCCGAGCCCATGGCGTGCGAGTTGTGCAGCACCCACACATCGCCCCGGTACACAAACACGGTGCCGATGTGCCAAGCCAACTGGCCGCCGTCGACCGGCGTGGTCAGCAGCACGCCGCAGCCGTGCACCGGCTCTTGGATGCGTTCGGCCAGCGCGTCACGCGCCACGGCGATCTGGCGGGCCTGACCGGCGCGGCCCATGCTGTGCACGCCGAGCTCGGTGGGGATGGTCAATTCGCGACCAAAAACTTGGCGCTGCACGTCCAGAAACAAATGCGCGCAGTCGTACACGCCGGGCACGTATTCCACGCCCACATAACTCTGGGCGTCGGCAAAATCTTGGGCTTCGGTGCTCATGTTCATCCTGGAAACAAGCCGGGCGTGTTTTGTGGGTCAAACCGCACGCGCACCGCTGTTTGGCGCATGGTGTCGTCTGCGCCCATGGTGCAAGTCACGGCGGTGGGCGTGATGCTGATGCCCGACAGCTGGGCAATAAATTGGTAATCCACCACGGTGGGCGTGGCGCGGCTGACCAACTTGAAGGTGCCCAGCAGCTCAGCACCCACGGGCAGGCCCTCTATGGCGCCGGTCAGTTCGCGGCCCACGTTGTCGATCTGCAGCTGAGCGCGGGGGTTTTCGCCTCGGGCGTCGTTGGGCAGCTTGCAGGCAAAGGGCAGCGCCACATAAGTCTGCCCGCCAATGATCCAGTCGCGGGTGTCGTTGCAAATCAGCACCGGGCTGGCAAAGCTGGCATGGTCGATCTGCAGCAGCTCCAACACGCCATGCGGGTCAGACGTGGCTTGCAGCTGGGTGCGGGTGGATGCGCTGACGCTCATTTAGTAGGCGCTCCGCAGGTATTCAAGCTGCAAGCTGCGTTCAGCAAACGTCCAGGCGCGGCTGCCGGGCTTGAGCGCCCCAATGTCGCCGCCCACAATGCGGGCCTGCACGTTGGTGCCGGTGCGCGGGTTCGTCCAGGTGAACCAATCAGCGCCGCCCCCGATCTGGGTGTAGACCCAATCCTCGAAGTCGGTGGCGTTGACCTTGGTGCGGAAATACAGCGTGACGGGCACGGTCACCATGGCGTCACTGGCCATGCGCCGCTGCTTGGGGACGCCGCGCTCCATCTCGGAGCGCAGCACCACGCTGGCGGGTTGCTCGGCTGTGTCTGCCCAGGCAATGTCGACATAAGTGGGGAAGGTGGCCATTTATCGCGCTCCCTGTGGCACAAAGCGGCTGGCCGTGGCGTTGAACAGGCTGCCAGAGCCCGCCGCCATGTTGCCCGCCATGCTGTCTTCGATCTGGCGAATCACCACATCCAGCGTCATGTTGCCTTGGCTGTCTTGGCTGGTTTTGACGTCTGCCGTCTGGCCGCTGCCTGGCAGCACGTTGACCACCACATTGGCCCCGCTGCCGCCCGACATGGTGACCGGGATGGTGCGGCCATCGGGCAGGGGCACATAGGCCTCGTTCATGCGGCCTTCGCCAAAGATGGCGAGCTGCGGGCTGTCGGCGATGCCGCCGTTGCTGTAGGCGTTCATGGGCAGCGGGCCACCGGACGACATGACGCCGCCGTTGGCGAAAAACGTCCCCATGTCTTGCGAGCCGTAGGCCGCGCCGGTGCCAAAGTCTGCACCTGCACTGCCACCAAAATAGCTGCCAATAGCCTTGCCCAAAATGCCCGACAGCGGCCCGGTGACCGACTGCTGGATCTGCATGCGGATCATGTCGCTGATGATGCTGTCGGCCAAGCTCTTGAAGTCCAGCTTGCCGGTGCGCACAAAGTTGGTGAGCGCGTCTTCCATGCCCCGGAAGGCGTTGGTCATCACGCCCTTGGTGTTTTCGCCCATCTTGCTGATGCTGAGCTGGTATTCCTTGACCGCATCGTTGACGCCGCGCATGGCGTCATATTGCTGGTTGATCTGGTCGGCTTGCTGGGCCATGAACTCGGCCCGGGTGTCGCTGGCCAAGCGCTGCACAGCGGCCAGCCGCTCGGTGGCCTCGATCTGGGTGATCAGGCCGTTGTTGGCGTCGTTCATCACCATCGACTCGGCCTGCGCCACTTTGGTGGCCAGTTCGCGCTCAAACGTGAGGCGGGCCACCTCTTCGGCGGTTTTGCCGATCAGCGAGGTGTTGAACGCCATGGCCCGCGCTTCGTCCGACATGGCCAAGATCGTGCGGCCATAGGCCAGTTCGGCCTGCTCTTGCAGGGTGATCAGCTCGCGCATGCCTTTTTCTTCGGCATCGTTGGCGATCTTTTTGTGGTTGAAGGCGTCGATCTGCGCAGCCACGGCCAGCGCTTGTTCTTTTTGGGCAAAGGTGAATTTGTCGCCGCTGATTTTCAGCATGCGCTGCACCTCGTCAACCTTGGTCATCTGGCCAGTCAGGTTGGCATATTGGTTGGTCAGCTGGTTGACCAGGTTGGCGCCGAAGTCGCTTTGGCTTCCAGCCGCGTCCTTTTTGGTCACCACAGGGGCTGCAGTCTTTGTCGTGCCACGCATGAATCTGCGCGACACCGCATCCCCCGTGTCTCCAGCACCAGACAGCGCCTTGAGTTGCTGCAACTCTTTCAGGTAGCCCAGCTGCTTTTTTGTTTTGGCAATATCGGCGTCAATGCTGTCTGCGCCGGTCTTGGTCGCAAAAATCTTGGTCGAATAGGCTGCCCGCTCTTTTTCCAATTCGCGCAGTTCGTCAGACAGGGCGCGGATGTTCTCACCCTGCGTTTTGAACGGGTTGATGGTGCCCATGGTCAAGATGGCATCCATGAACCCATCAGAGTTCTTGATGCCCGCCAGCAGCTCCTGGCTGATTTCCATGATCGACGGCAGCAGCTGGCTCATGATCGACATGCTGGCCGCTTCGGCTGTCAGGCCCAGCTTCTTCATGTTGTCATTGAAGTCGGCGGCAGCCTTGGCCGCATTGCCGCCCAGGTTGACGCCAAGCCGCGCAGCTTCATCAGCCGAATCAGACAGCCCCTGCTTGCCCAGGTTCAGCACCGGGATCATGTCCATGCCGGACTTGCCCAGCGCCTTCATCGCCAGCGCTGCTTTTTCGGGGCCGTCTTGCCAGCCAGAAAAGCGCTCAGCCATGTCTTCCAGCACCTTGTCGGTGCTGCGCAGGTTGCCGCTGGCGTCTTTGAACGACACGCCCATGGTCTTGAAAACATTGGCCGCTTCGTCGCTGCCGCCTGCCGCCTCGCCCATCAGCTTGGCCAAGTGCTTTAAACCCGTGCCCAGCTGCTCAGTGGTAGTGCCCACCGACTCACCCGCAAACCGCAGTTTGCTCAGCGCCTCGACCGACACGCCCGTTTTTTCGGACATTTCATCGAGCTGGTCCATGGTGTCCAGCGCTTTGGACAGCATGGTCACTGCGCCCGCCACGCTCAAAACGCCCGCAGCCATAGGCCCCATGAGGCTGGTGGCGCGGGTCACGGTGTCGCCAATGCTGGCGATGTTGCGCTTGGCCGACTCCAAAGCCGCCTTGGTCTGGTCTACCGCCGTCAGGACAATTTTTGCTTCAGACATTCCAGGTCAGGCCCCACTTTGTTTGCGCCACAGGCGCAAGGTTTCTCGTTCCATCACTTGCACGGCTTGGGTGACTTCGGGCCAGTCGGCCCGGGGCACCTCTTGCATTTCCAGCACAAAGGCCAAGGCCTCCATGCGCAGGCCAATCGGCCCATTCATGCCCACGCTCCACTGCGTGGACATGGCCCGGAACACCGCAAACGGGGCCACGTTTTCTGGCCACACATCCAGGTGGTCGGGCTCTTTGGGCGTTTCGGCCTTGAGTCCAAAGGCTGCAAGGGCTTGGTCGATGTGTTCTTTGTCTTCAAACCCTTCGATCAGTCGCCTTGCAGCCTCTATCAGTTTTTTCGTTTCGCCTCGGTCAGCTCTTTGAGGTAAGCCCGGAAAATCTCACCTTGCGCGGCGGGGTAGTTGTCCAACAAGTCGGTCAACGCGGTCAGGCTGTAGGGCACTTCGGTGCCGTCATCGGCCTGCACGCCAGCCCAACCCGCCACCACTTTGTGCAGCGTTTCGGCACCGTCTTGGGTGCCGGTTTCGCCGATCCACTTGGCCAGCGCGGCCTTGTTTTGGTGCTTGAAGGTGAACAACACCTCCAACGGCTCGGACAAGCCGGGCACGGACAGCGCCACGGGCGCGGTGAAGGTGGGTTTGGGGTTGAGCTTGAACATGCGCGGGTTGTCTCTCGGGTTTGTTTTTGTTACTTGCTGTAGATGATCAGGTCGTCGTTGCCAGCAACGGGCACGCTGCGGGTGTCGAAGCCGATCAGGCGGCGACCGTTGGCGTCGGCCTTGGTCGGGTTGAGCAGCTGCACAGCGGCCATGTGCACGCCGACGATGGAGCCAGCGGCGGTGCCGTGTTCCAGGCTCACGGCCTGCAGGGTGTTGCTTTTCACGCTGGTCATGAGCGTGACTTCTTGAGCGCCAGTCAGGTCGAGCTGAATGGAGCCGGTGACAGCGCGGTCGGTGATGTCGATGTATTCAGCGCCCAGCAGCGGGGTGTATTGCACGGCGTTGCCGATGTCCAGCTGCAGGCCCTGGCTCACGTAAGTGCTGCCACCCGTGACCACGCCAGCGGCGTAGCTTGCGCCAAACTTGACGTCGCCCGTGTTCGGGTCGGTGATGACGATGGGCTGCTTCCAGGCGCTGAGCGTGGTGGTGGGGTTGGCCACGGCGGTCACGCCGCCGTCTTTGCCGGTGAAGCTGAAAGCCAGTGTGGGGCGCTCGCCAATGCCCATCATCATCTTGAACGTGCCTTTGGCACCCAGCAGTTTGTGCAGCACGCCGTCGTCGTAGTAGTACAGCGTGGCGCTCTTTTGGTTGCTGGGGGTGTCGGGGGCGTATTGCTTATGAGTGGTGCCCGATTCGACAAAGCCGCAAGCCACCAGCAGCGCACCCCATGGGGCGGCGGTGGCGGCGGTGCCGCTGCCTGCCAGCTCGACCGTGAAGTCGATGGAGACATAAGCGGTGCCCACCAGTTGCTCGCTCGCACCAAAGTAGGGGCGCACGATGGAGCGGTCGACGTTTTGGGCGTTCAGCGGGTTGATGGTCACATCGCTGATCAGCAGGGCATTGGCTGCGCCTGTGGGCGTGGCGTCGGTGCCCTCGGTGGT